GCATGAAGTTGGCTGGAGTGGCAGCATTAGACATGATAGCCACCCAGTAGTTGCCTACCGGCAGAGAACCGGCAGCCACGGCAATTGTCTTGGTTCCGATGCTGCCGAAGGTGACGCCCTGGTCTGCACTTTCAGCGATCTTGACGCCAGCCTCGGTGTAGATGCCGACAAGATTCTGCCCCGCAGTCGGAGTTACCACAGCGCTCGTTACGTTGACGATGACATTGCTGATTACTGCGGTCGTGCGTAGTCGCAGCTTCACCCAATACACGGTTCCCGACACGCTAGTGGCGGAACCGGTGGCACTCAGTGGATCCTGGGTCCACGCCTTGACAAGGGAGTCGGTAGCCTGCCAGTCAAGGGCGGAGGTGAGTGTCTCAAGGTTGGTCGTCCTCGACCCGAGGGAGAAGTCAGCAGCCTGAAGGCTGGTGATGCTCGTCTCGGCTGAGGTGATGCGGCCGTCCTGTGAGGTGAAGGCGTCGTTGACGTCGTCGCCCCAGTCCGGCTCGCCGATAGGGATTGGTGTGTATGCCACTTATGCTCCAAAGGGTCCAAGGCCGAAGCCGCCCTCGCCGAAGCCAGGGCCATCGATGATAGTGAAGTTGCCCTCAGTGGCCACACCGGAGGCGATAAGGCAAGCCTTGACGGCGGAGTCGACAACGTGCTCGTATCCGCCACGGAAGTAGTGCAGCCCCGCAGAGGGCTGCTGCCAGAAGTTCGGATCTCCCCAGCCACCTGCTGGTGTGGGGATGTTTACTGCTCCAAGCTCGTTGGTGTACGCATCGTAGCGAACCTCAACGTACTGACAGGGGGCGATCTCCTTGACGGAGATGCCCCTCGGCATGCGGTACCTCCCGTGAAGGGAGTTCCATGCGAGGGGAGCCTCCTCCACAGTGTTCGTGGTGAATAGCCAGTCAGTCATGAAGGAGGCCCCTCTCTATTAGGCAGCCAGAGCGTCGTACTCGCCGATGGTGAACCAAGCGGTACCGTCGCTGATTACCTGCTTGGCGTGAACCTGGCCGGTAAGGAGCGTGGTGTTCGCTCCAGCGTCGATCGTCTCAGCGCCAGCTGGCTCGATCGTAATGGTCTGAGCCGCAGCATCCTTGTAGATGTAGTACCTGCGGCCAGGCTGAACGCTGTCAACCGATGGAAGGTTGACAGTGACTGCACCAAGCGCACCAATGATCAGGATGACAGAGTCATTGTTGGTTGCGGTGGTGGTTACCGCGCTAGTACGCACGGTGAAGCTGGTGTTGTCGAGACCAGACATGTATCCTCCTTGGATACCAAAGAAGGGGGCAGCCGAAGCTGCCCCTCTCCTTTAGCTGATATTAGTTAGCGCCGATAGACGACGCGGACTCGGCACGGATCAGTGCCTCCTGGCGGTAGATGCTCCAGCCAGCCACACCGTACCAACCGAGAGGCTGGAAGCGGGTCAGCTTGTCCACGACAGGGCCGCGAACAGTGTGGAACTCCTCCGCTACGGCCTCGGCAAGAGCCTGCTGACCGGTGAACAGAGTGTTGTAGACGTCGACCGTACCACCAGCACCAGCGTCGGTCTGAATGGTTGCACGAGGAGTCTCGATGAAGACGACGCCCTCGTATGCACCGATCTCGGACGCCCAGATGTTGTCAGGCGCAGAGTAGTTGTGCGGGTCACGCCACGCAGCGGATCCGGTCTCGGCCTTCAGGTCGTGCGTTACGTCCGGGTGGGCGTAGGCAGTGAAGAACGATCCCTTGTTGGGGTGAACCTTGTTGCCACGGAGCTTCGCAGTCGCCAGGCGAACCCAGTTGGATGCGAAGGTGTCAGTAGCAGTAGTTCCGACAGTGGTCTGGGCACCGTTGTAGACGGGGCCAGAGGCACCGTTGTCACGGATGTAGTTGGTTCCACCGTCGAGGACGGCGCGAACAACCACGTCGATGGAGTCGACAAGGTTCCATGCCACCTGGTTGACGAGACCAGCGGTCACGTCAGTGAAGCTGAACAGGTCCAGCTTGTTGGACACGAGGATGGAGTTACCGTACTCGTTGAGAGTAACGGTGACCTGCGTTGGGTTACCGGCCGCTACGGCGTCCGGGTCCACCAGCTCGTTCAGTGGAGTGGTGGAAACCGCAAGGTCCTGGTACAGCTCGAAGACTACGGAGCTTCCAGGCATGCTCTGCTGGACAGGGCGCTTGTCAGCGACCTGGCGGAACATGGGCTGCGCACGGAGAGCGAACTCAAGTGCGCGGTCGTACGACGTCTGTACGAGGTTGCTCATTACAGACGTACCGGTGAAGGCGTTAGCCATACCTATCTCCTATCGGAGAGAGGGTCTTACCCTAGATTCTGCCACGCAGCTAGGAGACCCTGGAGATCATTAGCGTCAGCGATCCGACCTGCTGCCGCCTCGGCATTGCCGAGCGGCGTGCCCTGCTGACCAGCCTCATTGAGAGCCTGGAAGCGGGCCTGCTGGTCATCTGGGATGACCGGTGGAGCGCTTGGTGTTGGGGTGTTCGGTGCTCCCGAACCTCCGCCGAAAATACTCTGCATAGTGGTTGCCCACTCACGGACCTTCTCTGGGTCCGACTCTCCCTTGTACTGCTCGGCGGCAGCTGCGGGAATTCCAAGCTCGCTGAGGGTGCCCTGAACCTGCTGACGCTGAAGCTGCTGCTGAACGGTGGCCAGACCGCTCTGAAGCTCCTGATTCTGCTTCTTCAGTGCATCGTACGCATCTCGAAGTGCCTTGGGCCCGGTGTTCTCGTTGGTTCCGGCCAGGTTCGAGTCGTCCTCAATACCCCAGTTGCTCATGTGTTCTCCTAAGATAGGAACGCCAGAAGACCCAGGCTAGGGAACCTGGGCCTCGCTCGTTCGTTTGGGTTCACCGGTCTTGATGTTTACAGTTCAGCCTGCC